TCTTTTATAAACTTCTTAATATAGTTTACACTAGTCTTTAAGCTAGATCGTGCTGTAACCATTTTATAATTATCCATGGCATCAGTTTTGCCTTTATAATAATCGTACATTTTGTCATACTCGGCTTTATCTGTTTCAAACTTTGTCTTTAATAACGAAAGTAACTCTTTATGTTCTTCACTTCCTAAATTTAGTCCACTATTTCTAAGCTCTTCCGTTACTTTATTGAAATCCAATTAATCACCCCCTACAAACCTAATTTGCTTCTATCAAATAATTTAACTTTATTAATTACTTTTATAAAATCTACTCGATTTAGAAATTCTGATGTGATATCTGGTGCATCATCATGTACAGAAAACTTCTGACCTGCGAAATCTAAGATCTGATTTACAAAGATTTCATCCTCTTCAGCGAATACTATTTGCCCTTTGTTTACAATCGGAATAATAGTACTTATCTTGTCATCTTTATTCTTTTTCTGATGTTCGTTTATGATAGTAATGTTTCTATATTTAAGAGCATCATTTTCATTAATTTTCTTCTCTAGTTGGTTAGCATCTGCACCGGAAAATGTATTTTTTTCTATATATACGTGCGTTATATCCGGAAAAGCTAAAAGTAATTCGATCATGTGATCTATATATTTATCAAATTCCTCTCTAGCGTTAATTTTAGCCATTTCAGCATGTCTTCCATAATAGAGTTCATTTTCTCCCTTGGAACCAATTAGAAAGGCACTGTAATCGTTTTTTTTACCACCTGCTGACGCTGGATCACATAAAAGCATAGTTCTATTAAATATGTGGCTCTCTATCCATTCTCTTGGTTCTGTGCGTACAGTCTTAAACCATTTCTCACCGATATTTTTAGCATCATTCTGTAACTCTTGTTTAAATGCAATCGGATTTTCAAAATAATCTATTGCAGTTCCTAAACAATCAAACTTGTCCGGCCATATAGTTTCATATCTCATGGACTCTTCATTTTGATAGTAAAATTCCGTTGCATCAGCTACAGAATCGTCTAGTTTAAAATTAAAATATATGTTTTTAAACTCTAGCCACAACCCATTATTAAAAAATTCGTCTACATTAAAATCACAAACTCTGTATAGAAGTTTCTCGTACTCATTTTTCTTAAGAATTTTACTCATAAAACAATCTGAATGTAGGATTGTGCCTAACACTATAAACTTTGTCGCGGGTTTAATCTTTTTACCATCTCTGTATACCGCTGTGTCCCCTGCATACTTAGAATCTTCTTCCCAAGTTTTGTACTTCTTTTCTCTAGCATCTTCTGATATTACATCTGCTTTACCTTGGTAGTCATCCGCTATGATGCAGCTAGGCCTATGACCTTTGTACTTTTTACCCCTCATAGATGAAGCCGAGGAAATTGCTTGTATCTTAGTACCATTTGTTAGTTCTAGTTCCAGTTTATTTACAGTGTAGTTTCTTTCATCGATCAACTTACCAAAAGCTCTTATAATATATTCATTTTCTTCAAAGTTCTGTCTTGCTTGTACAATAAACTCTGTAGCATCTCCCTCAGTACGACCACAAACTAATGTGTAAATTGACTTCTCGTAACAATGTAACCACATCGATAGAGCAAAGTCACAAACAGTTGTCTTAGCCCAGCCCCTAGGTGCAGCTAGAGCCAACTTGTCAAACTCATCTTTTATAAACATATCATCAAGTACATTCCATGCTTTAAAATGGCTCTTTGATAATTCTCTTGCTACATTATTGTCTTTAGGTAAAAATGTATCTTGTAAGAAATACATACTAAAAAATTCGAACTCGTTTCTGCCTAATTCCCAAGCAAGGCTGGGACAGTCAAAGAGATTATTTGCATTTTGTTGTTCTATAATTAAGCATCACCTCTGGTTTTAAAATTTTACTTATATAATTTTGTAGCTTATCGAGATGGATTTTCATTTTTTTAATTTTTAGAATGTACCCCTAAAAAATATTTTCAAAGAAGCACTAAATCATTCTAAAAATAACCCCTAAAACAATAAACTTAATTATTTTTATTATTTTATACACATTGTAGTGTATACTTTGTTTTCTTAGGTTTATTAGCTGTTGTACTTTAATATATACGATTACTACTCTACCTTATTTAGTTAACTCTTCCTACTCTTAACAATTATTAAAAGCTACACTCTAGTAGTTGCAACGTATACACCAATATACTTTTCAACTATTCCCTAAATACATATTAAGGGAATAGTTAACCATCTAACTTATTAGCTTTATCCTTAACTATCTCGGCACCATCTCTATAAGAGTTATTGGCTCTCAAACTTTCGATAGCTTTTTCTATCTCGCCTATGCTATCGCTAACGTTGTCATTGCTGCTATCAGACACCATAAGGTTATTTACAGGCGATCCAAATACTCTGTTAAGAAGATATTGGTTAGCTGCAAGAGCCACTCTCTTATCACTCTTATCCTTTGCTAAGTCTTTA